AGGAAGAGTACCAGAATTAGGTTGAGCATCGTAGATGATCACATAACGCATGTATGTACCAGCAGCAGAATTTGCGCTAATAACAGGAGGAGGAAAAGCATTTCCATTGAAGAGAACAGATTTTATCGAAGACTTTCTACCAACACGTTGGTTGAAATCAGTTCCTTGAGCCACACCGTTAACTAACACCAACTGCCAAGTAGTGGTCACGTTTACGTTGGTATTAGTCGTATCGACGAACTTTAATTCAGCTCGTCCTCGGAGAGAGTATGATCCGTAGAATCCTCTTGTAGCAGGTGGTCCATAGCTTCCTGTAGCGCTTGTAGTCCTAACTCTAAGGAGTTGAGCCGCTTTTGCAACTGCAGAACGAGCTCTGTAAGCTTTTGTTCTTGTGGACTTTCCTGACATGACAGATCTTCCCATAATACTGAAGCTTGACGTTTGACAGGTGCTTTCTTTTTAGGTATTTTAGCCGGAGGTGTGAGGTCCATACTTAAACACGAAATAACCAATCAAATCGAATAAAACATGAAACTAACCAATGAAATAATTTATAAAGTTCAAAGAATTTATTCGAAGAACGATACTCGCGCCACTTGTACTCGGACCCGTAAGGACGCGAAGAGCATTAGCGATAGCGTCCGCACTACTCTGCGACAGCCTCGGATGCCCTTCACCATCATCGGATAGATATCAAATCTGGGGGATCTAATCGGACCGCCTAGGGAGCCAGTGCCACGTGTAGCCGCTATGTGTATGCCTATACACATGACCACCTAAAATATCTGGCCTCAAGCAGATAAATAGCGGGCGCTTTGTTTGCTCTAATATTACTAGCAAACAATCGCGCCAGCGCCATTGCATTAGCAATAATGGACACATTCCCAACCCCAAACCAACCTATGGACAGCCCTATCGATGATGAACCAGAGACTCTGGATAAGCCTGCGCAGACAGAGACGGTGAAGAATACGAAAGGCTTTCGTATAGACGGCAAGAACTTTATCCTTACTTTCCCCCAATGTGTCGTGAAGAAGGAGGTAGCTATCCAAAGGATAGAAAACAAGTTCCAGCAGGAACTGAAAGGATACATAGTGTGCGAGGAAGCACACGCAGATGGAACACCACATTTGCACGTGTTCCTATCCTTTCACAAGAGGAGAAATATCAGACAACCTGATTATTTTGACTTCATCGCTGATAAGCATGGAAATTATCAGGTATGCAGGAGTGCTAAAAATAGCATTCAATATGTCACTAAAGCCGGGAACTACATAGCTAAAGGAGTGGATGTTGAGCAAGTTAAAAAAGAAAAGACCAGTGACAAGGTTGCTCGGCTTATCGACGAAGGCAAGACTCTTGCCGAAGTCAAGGAAGAAGAAAGTGGCTACTTTCTGATGAACAAGCGTAAGATCGAGGATTACGCTACCTGGATAGAATGTGAGAAAGCCAAGAAATCAAAGATTGATTGGATACCACCTAAGCTTGATGGACTAACAGGAGCTAATCTTCAGATTGCGGAGTGGATATGCAAGAATATTCGCCAGACACGCTCATTCAAGGCCCCTCAGCTTTTCATTACTGGGAAACCGAATCTTGGGAAGACCTCTCTCGTAGAGTGGTTGAAGAAATCACTATCAGTGTACCTGTTTCCAATGGAGGAAGAGTTTTACGACCATTATACGGATACGGACGACCTAGTAGTCTTAGACGAATTCAAGGGCCAGAAGAAAATCACATTCCTCAACGAGTTCCTTCAAGGATCGACTATGTCTATCCGCAAGAAGGGAACTCAGGGGATCAAGCAAAAGAATATACCAGTTATAATTCTTTCGAATTTGACCTTAGAGACTTGTTACAAAAAAGCGAACGAAGATGGAAGGTTGGACAGCCTCCGAAGTAGACTATTGATAGTCGAAGTTACAAAGTTTATCGACTTTTATTAATAAAATTTACAAATCGGTAAAGCGAACTCTGATATAATAATCCAGAGAAGTCGTAGGGTTATCACCGATAAAACAAAGGTAAATAGCCCCAGTTGATATACTGCCAAGCGTAGCAGCAGTGCCAGAAAAAATAGTTTCAAGATTACACTTCTTGTACTTAGACCAAAAAGCATTATTAGGAGAACCAGCTATTAGACCAGGAGCAGCATTAAATAAGTAAGAACCCATTTGTTTTCTAACGTCCATTAGGACTTTGAACCTATCTCGGTTGTTGAGATTCATAACAGTGTTGGGGTCGTTGTTGACAAAAATGTCAGTTCCCGCAGGAAGAGTACCAGAATTAGGTTGAGCATCGTAGATGATCACATAACGCATGTATGTACCAGCAGCAGAATTTGCGCTAATAACAGGAGGAGGAAAAGCATTTCCATTGAAGAGAACAGAT